GATGAAATCAATTCATTAAATTTATCATCTAAAGTATGCTCTACTTTAAGCTTCTCTTTATTAGTTTCAAGAGACATTGCCATTGCGCCAAAAGTATTTTTATGTTGCTTCACTTCATCTTGCAATGCACCTAATGTTTCTTTTCCTAATATTTTTGCACTTTTAACTGCCTTCTTTTTCCCATCATCTATGGAGAATACAAAACCATCTACATACCAATCACCAACTTGTCCAGTTTCTTTAGATGGTGATTGTGTTTTGATTGAGCTTTTCAAAGCGCTTAGTGCAGACTTACCAAGCGACCATGCAGCAGACCAAACCGAACCACTACCACTGCGAATAGAACCTGTGAAACCAGATACAAAGTTACTACCCGCTCCACTAGTGCTAACACTTCTTAATCCTTGAACTCCACTTACAGCAACTCTACTACCTGCTGATTGGACACTTCCACTTCTACTACTTAAACCTGTACTAAATAGAGTACCTGCTCTTTGTCCACCGCCGCCGTCAGAACTACTTCCCAATGTTCTAGTAACGGAAGATACGATGCTTCCAGCTGCGCTTGTGTTTTTACCTCTAGTTGATGATAGTCCACCTTCATGAGAATCTCCTTTACTCTGTCCTGACCGTCGTGTGCTATCAGAACCTTTACCCATTTCACTCAACATGTCATCGACTATTTGTTTTGATGTTCTCACGTTCAAGCCTTTGGTTGATGATAGTCCACTTTCGTGCGCATCGCCTTTGTTCTTACCACCCATGTTAGACTCGGCTTCCCCTTTTAGTAATTCTTTAATAGCCGCTTCCTCAATATCTTTTGCGGATTGCTTGTTACTTTCTTTTGTAGAATCGAGTCCCTCTTTGTGTTTATCTCCTTTTTTCTTACCTGCATCTTTAGCTTCTGGTTCCCCTTTTTCCAATTCTTCGGTCATACCATCCACTAAATCTTTTGCTATTTGCCTAGCTTCACTTTCAGTGTGACCCATTTCAATAAGCATTGCCTCTAAGTTTTGTTTTTGTGTAGCGAGTGCATCTTTACTGAATGTCTTTTGAGATTCTAATGTTTCTTGTGTATGTGCTAACCACCTTTGCAAATATTGTGCATCTGATTCTGTTTGTAATTGGTTATGCATATCACGTTCTTGTACACGTTTGAATTCTTCACCTGTGGCAATATCAATCATTTTCCCTCTGTTATCCAAATTCTTAGATAACATTTCTAATGATTCTTCTTGTGATCTTGAAGCTTCCTGTAACATTTGGCTTGTTTTGGCTTCAACACCAGTCATTAACAAAGCATATTCTTCTTCACTTACTTTACCTTGTGCTAATGCTTGGTCAAATATATCTGATTTCTCTTTGTAAAATTCATTGGCAGCATTGACTGATTTATTGTAAGTTTCTGCAACAGTGTCATAGTAAGACTGTGCTTCCTCAAACATAATTGTCCCTTGACGGTCTCCGATTCTTTTTTGAATGGCAAGCATTTCATCTTGTGTTTGTGCAAATGCTCTACTTCCACCTTCAATGACACTTAGTGCCTCAAGGTACTTTTCTTTAAACTTAGCAGGCATTTCACCTATCTGGTTACTGTATTTATCATGTGCCTGTTGTACAACTTCCATGGCACCGACATATTCAGCTATTTCAGCGTCATATTCTTCTAGCACACGTTTAGTAAGTTCTCCTGCTTTCTTTACACCAGTTTCTCCTGCAACCCCTAAAATTTCATCGATGGCAGTTGCAATTTTCGTTTTCTGCGTTTCTAATTCAGCAATTACACTATCAGCCATTTCGCTAAATGCTTTTACAATTTCAGACGATGTTGCTTTTGCTTCTTTGCCACTCATTTGCTTGAGTTCTAACATTTTAACTTTTGCACCTTCATATAAATCTGTATATCCTTTTACAGCTTCAAGTGTTCCTTCAGATAAACCTTGACCATACCTTCTAGCATCTTGTTCTGCTTGTCGTTGTTCTTCCGCTAAGTTTTTTGTTCTTGTTTGGCTTGCCTTCAATGCGACACCTAAACCACCTAATAAAGCAGTACCAGTTGTTAATGCCACACCTACAGGCCCTGCAAATGCCATAAATGCACCAATACCAGCAACTAGTCCTGCAACTGCTGTCGTAACTCCTAAAACTGCTGTAACGAGTAATGCAGTTTCCGCAACGGTTTGTATTGTCGCTTCGTCCATTTCGGCTAAATAATTAGCAAAGTCACCTACTGTATCAGCACCTTTAGCGAGTGTAGGTAACAGTTTCTCACCTAGTTCAATTTTAAGCCCACTTAATGCTGATTGCATTCGGATGATGGCACCTTCTGCGTTATCTTGCATTGTATCCGCCATATCCTTTGCGGCACCTTCACTGTTTTCTAATTCTGTTGTGTAGTCACCTAATGCATCTGCACCTTTATCTAAAAGGACCGTCCAACCAGCTGTAGATTCACTACCAAACAACGTTGCTAATGCCGCTGCTTTTTGTTGCTTAGTTTGTCCTTGTAGGCCTTTACTCAACTCACCAACAACTTTATCGAGTGATTTCATGTTACCGTCAGCATCAAAAACATTGACACCTAATTTTTCGATTAGCTTACCAGCTTCACCTGTTGGTTTAGACAGTCGTAACATTCCCTGTCTAAGCATTCGTCCAGATTGAGATCCTTCAATTCCAGCATCTGCCATAATTCCAGTTGCGGCTGCTACGGATTCAAAACTAATTCCTAATGAATTCGCTACTGGACCAGCGGTTTTCATTGATTCGCCCAAGCCTTGTACGTCTGTATTTGCAGTTGCAGCACCTTTTGCTAATACGTCTGCAATTTTAGCTGATTCACTAGCATCTTTATTAAATGTACGAATAATATTAGATGTGATATTTGCCGATGTCCCTAAATCTAAATTAGATGATGCTGCTAAGTCTAAAAGTCCTGGCATTGCATCATAAATTTCATTTACCTTAAAACCTGCTCTTGCTAGGTTCGCTTGTGATTCCGCTGCTTCTTGTGCGGTAAATTTAGTTTGCCTTCCCAACTCTTTTGATTGGTCAGTCAGTATTTTTATTTCATCTGCAGTAGTGCCACTAATAGCTTGTACTTCAGACATTTGTGCATGGAAACTAGATGCTTCTTGTACAACATCGGTTAACACACGTTTCATAGCCATAAAACCAACACCAGCAGTTATACCAACTTGTGCACCAACGTTTCGCATAGTTCGTCCAACATCACGAAATTTTTTATCGAATTCGTCAAATGTCATTCGTGCATTTTTACCTTCTGCATTTAAACGTTTAAGTTGGCCTTCGTATTTCTTCATTTCTGCTTCAGTGTTGTTTAATCTACGTGCTAATTCTTGTTGTTTTTGTGCGTGTTGTTCTTCTGTAATATTTCCTTTTTTAAGTTCGTTCGTCCAATGTTTTTGCTCTTCTTTAATTGCTTTAATACGATGGCGATACTGTTCAATTACTCCACTTAATTGACGCTTTTTAGCGCCAGTAGCATCAAGTCTATTTCCGTATTTATCTGTTTCTGCGGCGGCGCTTTTAAATTCAGAGTTTATTAGTTTCATTTGGTTACTAGTTTCACTCATAGCACGCTTAAATTGACTCGTGTTAGCAACTAAATCAACCTTTAATCTTTTACCACTCATTTATTCACCCGCCTTTCTAGTTAGATTCCTAAATCATCGATGTAAACAATGTCATCTTCTTTTGTTGCTTTTTCTTGTTTTCGTCTACCCAATAATTGCAAATGATATAAAATATCCATTTCATCTATGTCATTTTGTGAATATCCAATATCGATTAGATTATTATAGGCATCCATCACTGTTTCTTTTAAGTTTTTTTTTCGTCTATTTCTCCCAAGTCTGTGTTGCTCGTCAACATTTCAGCAGCAACAGATACTTGACCCATAACAAAAATAGCAGATGCATAAATTGTTTTAATTAAATCACGTGCATCTATACCTTCTTCAAATTCTGATAATGTAAATTGGTTACCAAAAACATTACACACAAACTGCATGTGGCTATCCAAGTCTGCAATAAGTAATTCTTGTTGCTCTATTTCTTCAGCAACAATTGCAGCCTCTCGCCATAGTGAGCCTTTGATGCTCTTAGGTGTTACGTAACGTTTTTCTTTATCATCAATGTCTAAAATAATAGATAATGGTTTATGATCTACTGACATTTGCATTCTCCTTTACATATAAAAAAAGAGACAGGTCTAATCCCGTCTCTATTCCCAAGTTAATTTAATTGTTTCGTCTGTTGCGGTGCCCGCTAAATTTGCGGGCTTATTAGGGAGTTTTCTCCCCTAATGCTTCTGCAGTTGTTTCGTCATATACAACATCTGCAAACCATTGTTCTGGTGTAATTTCTTCAGTTGTCATTCGTGTACGCCATTCGCCATTGTGAATTAATGGAGCAAACTTAATTGATAGTTCAGCGTCCTTACCTTCGATTGTTCCTTGGTCTGTTTCATGGTCAATACCCATGATTTCAGGTGTACCTTTTAACAACCAATAGAAACGGTGTCCTCCACCACGAAGTTGTGCTTTAAAGCCTAATGCAACCTCTTTTGCGATATCATCCTTGTTGCTAAATACAACTCCATTAACAACCTTTTCTCCGAACATTTCTGTCTGAAATTCTTCAGGGATATCAATTGCAGACATAGTCACATCAAAACTGTCGAAGCTTGAAAGAATTGCAAACACTCCATTATCTGCATATTTTGGTGTTTGCTCACTGTTCGGTGTTCCATTCACACTAATGGCACCTTCTACTTCTACAATGTCTCCAAACGTCACCCCGTCTCTATCGTCTTTTTCTACAACTGCCATGTGAAAATCTGATAACCCATGAATAATTTTTGTT